GCCACCCCGGCAACGAGCGCGCCGACATGCTGGCCAACCGCGGCGTGGAAGTGGCGCGCGCCGCCAGTAAAAAGTAAAACCGGCCGGCCTGTTATACTAGTCCGCTTGTCTGTAGCAATCACCGAAATACTATGCGCCAAATCGTACTCGATACCGAAACCACCGGCATCAACCCCAAGCTGGGCAACCGCATCATCGAGATCGGCTGTGTCGAACTCGAAAACCGCATGCTGACGGGGAACAACTTTCACGTCTACATCAATCCCGACCGCGATTCGGAAGAGGGCGCGCTCAACGTCCACGGCCTGACCACCGAGTTCCTGAGCGACAAGCCACGCTTCCACGAAATCGTCGAAGACTTGCGCGCCTACATACAGGGTGCCGAAGTCATCATCCACAACGCGCCGTTCGACCTGGGATTCCTGAACCACGAATTCAAGCTTCTGAACCTGCCGGATTTCAGCAGCCACATCGGCAGCGTGATCGACACCCTGGTGCAAGCGAAAGAACTGCACCCCGGTAAACGCAACTCGCTCGACGCGCTCTGCGACCGCTATGGCATCTCCAACGCCCACCGTAAGCTGCACGGCGCGCTGCTCGACTCGGAGTTGCTGGCCGACGTCTACCTGGCCATGACACGCGGCCAGAACAGCCTGGGCATGGATGTGGAAGACGTGAAACCGGCCGGCAGCGAATTGCTGGCGCCGGTGGCCATGGCCGACATCATCTTCCTGCCAGCCTCGGACGACGAACTGGCAGCGCACGTGGAAGCGCTGGCCGGCCTGGATAAGGCTGTCAAAGGGCAGTGCATCTGGACCGCTGCCATGGCGCCGCAATTGCCGGCGTAAGGGACAACGGAAGAATTTTCACGTTGGCCCTTCCATTTTGACTGGGACGTATCGTATAATTCGCCTCGCTTCGGGAGGTTAGCTCAGGGGTAGAGCACTGCATTCACACTGCAGGGGTCGCAAGTTCGAAACTTGCACTTCCCACCAGAATACGTATCAAAATCAGGTACTTAAGAGAATCCAGCCATTGACCGGCTGGATTTTTTTTTGCCCTGTGTAATTAGCCTGTGTAATTTAGTTTTTTGCCTGAATCGGTGCAACCAGATCTGAAAGCTTACCCAACGCCGATCGCTGCGCGTCCACCTGCAGGTGAGCATACCTCTGCGTTGTCTGGACGTTACTATGCCCCAAAATTTTGCTGATTGTATAGAGATCAACACCCAGGCTTAGCATGATGCTGGCGCACGAGTGCCGGAGGTCGTGAAAATTCACATGCTCTTTCCCGGCCTTGACCCGAGCGCGGCGCCAAGCTGACTTCACTCCATCGGGTGCTAAGTCGAGAGGGAAGAACTCTAGCCAAGGTCTCAAGGCAGGTATTATCGGAATTACCCGAGTTCGAAGAGTTTTGGTGTGACTGGCAGGCAGAGTAATTGTGTCGCTGCCGATGTGCTCGGCGCGGATTTTGCACAGTTCACCCCTCCGGGCCCCAGTTAGAAGCGCAGCCCAAATGGCGGCCTGCGCCGGCTTGCTGCAGTGTTGGGCAATATCTCTTACCTCATTCACCGTCAAGAACACCTCTCGTTTATTACTCACCCTTACGGACTCGATGCGCAGTCCGTGATTTTCGTGGGTGATCCGTCGCTTCCATGCAAGAGTCAATCCCTTCTTGACGCAAGCCAGCGACCGGTTGATGGTGGCTGGCGCGTACGCCGGCTTCATGGATTTTGTTTTCGGATCCTCGATCAGCTTGCTCATGTCCCGGATCACCTTGTCCGCAAATTCCTGGGCTTGACTCGCACGAAAGCTTGCTGCCCAGGGTTTCAGGCGCATGATGTGGTGCTTGGATGAGTCAGCGCTGCGCAATTGAGAGGCATGCTCCAAGTATATTTCCAAAATCTGCAGCATAGGCGGGTCACCTGGAATGGCGACCTGCTTCGCTTTTGGCGCGCGCGCCACCGCCGCACGTAACTCAGCTTCAACTAGCTTGGCATCACGCGCAGTTGCGCCTTCCGGCAGTATTCGGTGAACTCTTTTCCCGGCGACCATGATCCCGACGTGTTTGCGGCCGTTTTTGTCGTCCCAGATGGACATAATTGATTTTCCTTTAACCACTTCTTGCATTCCGCCAGGTCGTAGCGCTTCGATCTCGCGCCCACTGGCGTGTACGGCATTCCCTGTTGTTCGAGCCGCCGGATTGTAGACTCGCTCACGCCCAGCGCAGCGCAAATCTGTTGTCGATTAAGCTCGCCCATCGGGCTTTTGTTTTTGCTGGCTACCAACTCCGCAATGCGGGCCAGTTCGTTTTCGTCGAATTTCACGGCGGCTTCTCCTGTTTGAATGCGGTGGCCGGGTACGCACTGCCGGGTTGGCCAGGCTCATTGCTGCCGGAGCAGTCGTGCCGGTGGTTGTTCGCGCGTGGGCAGCGTTTGTTGCCGCAGGTGGGGCACAGCACCATGCGCGAGTCGAGCAGCGTCACCGGCCGGCAGGTGGCGCACCAGCACGCTGACATCGGCTTGGCCGGGGCCAGTACCGGGGCCGGTGCCGGCGCCGCGCGTACGGCCGCGTCCCACTCCTTGCGGCAATCGTCCAGGCTGGCGCGCACTTCCGCCGGCAGTGCGTCGCTTTGCGCGAGGTTGTAGGCGAGGTTGGCCAGCTTGGTTCCAGCGCTGAGGATCCGATTCATCAGGCGCCACCTTTCTTTGCGGCGTTGAGAATTGCCCGGCAGAGCTTCGTCAGGTCAAGTTCTTGGCCCATCCCATCCTCGGCGTGGCAATCAAAGATGATTTCCTTTATCTGCTCGTCGCTCAATTCCCCCGCCCTCGCGCTGTTGGCGGGATGGCTGCGATCCGCCGCGTACACCATGCGCTTCAATTTCCCTGCTGGCTCGCTGAAATAGCTTTCGTTGTAGCTCATGCAGTGTTTGTAGCGGATAAGGTATTCCACCAGCGCCGCACCGCGCCCGCTATCCTGCCCCGTTTTAACTCTGTCGATCTCGACAGGATTGGAACAATCCGGCATTTCCGGATTGTTGGCGGCCACTGGCGCAGCTATCGGGGTGGCGAGTGCTGCGCGGGCGTCGGCTCGGCGCGTAGCTTCGCACCAAGCGTCGTAAGCGGCAACGCGGCAGTCCTCGACTTGCTGCTCGGTTTCCACTCCATCGCATGAAAGCGTGTTGCAGAAATAAGCGTTGAACGCCGCGAGGTCCGCCGCCACTGGCGCAGGCTGCTGCACTGGTTGGACATGGATAGATGCGTTATATGCCTTGACGAATTCTTGCAGCCAGCGTTCGGGCATCCACTGCCCGAAATTGTAATTTGCCGTATTCGCAGCAGAATTCACGGCATCCCAGTCGAGAGACTGCATTCCCGTTTGCGCGGGAACTGCTGGCACCGGCGTTTGTTTGATGTCGTCGTTCATACAGGTTGCTCCAATATCGTTATGTCACATGGCCGCACCGGATCGGCGCGGCCCTTGAGGTAGACCACCATTTCTGCATCGCCGTCGTGGTGGCAGTAGGTGCTGACGAAGTACTTCGCGCCGTTGAAGCCCACCGCCTGGCAGCGCTGCCGCGCACGGATGATCCGCAGGTCGTGATCGTCGGCGAGATCCTGTGCGGTCTTGACGCGCTCGGCCGGCGCCTGGTCGCGCGCGCTCACTTCGACATCCAGTCGCAGATCAGGGCGGCCAGGGCCACGCCGTACAGCTTGAGGGCGCCGATGCAGGCGACGCGGCGCGCGGTGCTGCGGTCGATGATCATGACCGTCCTTTCTTCTTTTTTAGGTAGGGGCGCGGGCTGCCGAATGCTGGCGCGCCGGCGCGCTGCACGGCGATATTGACCGGCGCAACTTGGTACTTCGCCAGTGCCTCCGCCAGGTCGCGAAATTTCGCTGCCGAGTCGATGGCGGTGAGCTCGAGGGCGGCGAAGGCCGCCTCGAGGCGGCCGCGCGCGGCCGCTTCGTCGCGCTGCTTTGCTTCCGCGATAATCGCCCTGCCCATAGATGTCGCGGAGACGGCGAGCAATGCGGCCAAATGCCGACCATTGCCGCTGCCGCTGCCGATGATCAGGATGCGGCCCGTCACGGCGTCACCCGCCGAAACGAAATGATCCACAGCCACGGGTTGGCATCCCAGTCACCACCGGTGGATTCCCACAGGTCGCGCCAGGCGCTGCGCAGTGTTGGTCGGCCTGACGCGTTGCCATCCTTCGCGATCACGTCATAGCGCTCCTGCGCCTCGGCCAGCGCCACCATGTCGATACCCTCGGCCTCAATGTCGGCATCGCTGATGTCATGCAGCCGCTCGACGCGCACACCGGTGATCTCCAGCAGGATCCGGCTGGCCCAGCGCGGCATATGGATGCTGACGCGGGTCTTGCCGTCGGTATTGCCGAAGTGGGCGCCGTGGCCCAACACCGCGCCGTCGGCCTCGTACTTGACAGGCCATCCCGCGAAGTCGCTCGGCGCCCGGCCGTCGAGAGTGGCATCGGTGCGCCAGGTCTCGCGTACCCACAGCCGGTCGCCAGGCTCGCCGTATGGGCAATAAATTTCCTCGCTCATGTAGGCGCCGCCGCCAACGGCCTCGGCGCTGAATTGGGCTGGCGCCGCGCCGCCCTCGCGCGGAATACGAAAGCCGTCGAACTCGACGCCGGCCGCGCCGCCTTCGAAATAGCTGCCCGAAAGTTCTTGCAGCTTCACGATGCGGCGCGTCTGGCTTTTGGTGCCGGCCAGCGTGGCGCGCACCATGGCGCCGTTCATCAGGATAGGGTGCTCTTTCATGCTACGATTTGTATCCATAAATAATTCATGTTTGAGGTTACGATGCCCAATGCAGCTGATTTAAATGTGCGAACTTTTAGTTTTGACGCACCTGGATATGGCGGGTGTCTCGTTCACACAAAAAGGGAGGGTGACGAGATTCAAACTGAAATCCAATTCATTAAATACGAGGTGGCAGGCTTCCAGAATCGGACAGTAAAAATTGGTCCGAAGGCTGGCAACTCATCGACCTGGCACGTTGAGTACGCTGCTCGTATCGCGATATCCCTTTTCCTAAATCCAAGCATCGGGGGAGAGGTCAAAAACGGTAAAGTTTTGGCGAAAAGCATTTCCCCGTGGCAGGGCGATGTGACCGAACAAACAGCGCCTCACGTTGTTTCTTTCAGCTTCTCATAATCGGTTCTCGCAGCGTTGTAATCGCTGGCCACGATCTCGACCATGCATGGCGCCAGCGGCGCACTGGTGGACACGTAGATATGGCCGTCGTGCTCGAACATCGCAAACCCGCAAAAGAACAGGTTGCCCCAGTCCGTACCCATGGCGGCGAGCACGGGCGCCATGTCGGCCTCTAGCGTAGGGAAGCGGCCTTTCCAGTCCGCTTGCAGTTCGACCAGTGCCATACGCTGCTCTTTCGTCGACTTGCGCAGCGACGCACGTGGCTGTTGAAGGCCGGCGCGCTGAGCGTCCGGTTTCGTCCACAGCGGATCATCCTTCGCCAGCGAGAAGCACAGGCCTGCTACGCGGCGACCATGAGCATTCGACTGTGTCAGCAGCTTGCCGCCGAAGTGGCGTGCGAACTCATTGCCGGCGGCGGACACGGCAGCGCCTTCCTCGCCGTATGTCTTGATCGCGGCCAGCACGCCCGCGTCGCTGGTCTTGTAGAAGGCGGCGCTCATGCTGCGCCTCGCATGCATTCGTGGGCAGCGGCGAGTTTGATGTCGCTCCAGAAGCCGTCGCGAATGAAGTCCAGCTTCATCCCGGCGAGCAGCAAGGCGGTGATCATGCGCTTAACTGCAAATTTATGTGTTTTCATGCTGCCGCTCCCTGCGCCAGCACTTCGCGGTGGCCGCCGACCATCGGCCCGACCACCGAACCCTCCATCGCCTCAAGCAGGCGCGCCGCGCGGTCGTAGCCTACGCGCAGGTGTCGCTGCACGAGCGAAATCGACGCCCGCTGGTTGGTGCGCACCACGCCCACGGCCTGGTCGTACAGCGGATCGGTGGCGCTGCCGTCGCCGGCGGGCACCTCGGCCAGACCTTCGCCTTTCACTGTCAAGCCGCGCTTGGCCAGCTGGCCATCGACGTGATCGTGCAGCGACAGCACTGGCTGCTGCGCGCGCACCGGTTCATCGCCGGCTGCTGGGCGCGGGCTTGGCTCCACAATCTCGACCGCCGCGACCAGGAACAGCTGGGCAGAGGTCGAGCCAGTGACTTGCTCCTTCGCCAGTGCAATCGCTGCCTCGATGGCGCCGCCGGCTTCATCCATGCGCTCCCGAACGCGCGCCATGTGCGGCTCGATCGTCTGCTCGTACAGCGCGCCCAGCACGTCGCGGTGGAGCGCGCGCTGCTTGTACAGCTCCGCGCCCAAGCGCACGGCCCGCTCGACATTCTGCTGGCCGCTTGGCGCCGCGCGCTTCTCCACGCCAGGCGCATCCATCGTCGCCTCGCCGCCCAGCGCTTCCACCACGTCCGCCAGCATTTTCGCCAGTTCGCCGGTCATCAGCATGAAGTCACCGTCGAAGCGCTCCGCCTCGTTGCGGGTGCTCGATTCCTTCTCGGCCAGCACGTCGAGCGCCTTGACCGACTTGATGGCCAGGGTCTCGTCGAGCACGAACGAGATTTTGCTTTCCCAGGTCATGGCAAGGCGCGTGCACTGCTTGCCGGCCTTGAAGTGGCGGCGCAACTCGTCCGGTTCGAGCGTGTGGCGCTTCCATTGAACGGTAGCCTTGCTCTCGCCCGTGGCGCGCAGCGTGGCATCTTGGTCGATGGTGAAGCCGGCCGGCGCTTCGTCGGTCGAGAGCCATTCGGTCATCACGCCCACCGGCGAGCGCTGCACGCGCAGGCTTTCGAGGGGCAGCTTGTCCACCGCTTTGAGCAGCAGCTTGATCACTTCATCGGCCTTGCTTGGGCTGGCCGCGTCCACCACCAGCCAGCCGTTGACGGGATCGATCCACGTCCAGGTGTTCGATTCGATGCTGAAGGCGCGCGGCAGTAGCTCGTCTGCGACGCGTTCCTTCAATTCCTTCATGGCCTTCTTGCCGGGCGCGAAGCCTTGCGCCTCTTCCATTTCGGCGGCGCGCGCTTTCGTCACCTGATTGATAACGGTGGCCGGCAGCAGCTTCTTCTCGCCGCGCAGGCGGATCAGCAGTTGCTTATTGACTGCATGCACCAGACCGCCATCCTTGCGGGGCTCGTCCCAGCCCTGGCGGATCAACTCGTTGCTGCTGGCCGGCGTGAAGGCGTGCGGTTCCAGTGCGGCAGCCAGCGCCTCGGCGGTCATCTGCCAGTTTTTCGGCAGTCGATAAATTTGGAGATTTTTAAACCACATGGCTGATCCTATTCTGAAAAGACGACACCGCGCGCGGTGCCGAAGGCGTACAAAAATTCAATAAACTGCGCCGCTTCCTTCACGTAGAACTCGGCGGTCTGGATGCCGAGTTGCACGGTGCGGCGCCCGTCGAAGCTCACGGTGACGCGGCCGTCGTGATGCAGCGGCGTGCAGGCCAGGCGCATCTCTTCGGCAAACTCGTCCACCAGCAGGCGCTTCATATCGTCCGCGTCCCACTTGCGGCCGATGTGCTCAATCTGTTTCGCGATTTCGCCGATCATCGCGTGGTACTTTTCTTCCTGGGCGCGCTTCTTGCGCGGTTCCGAAAAGACGACCATCCAGCCTTCCGGCGCCGTGCCGGCGAATGCAGCAGCGCGGCGCCGGGCCTCGGCATGGACGAGGAAAAACGTCTGGCGCGTCATGGCGGTGCTCCCGCTGGGCGGCGCGCCGTCATGCTGGTGCCGCATCAGTGCTGAGCGCGATGACCTTGTTCGGCGCCCGGTCCCAGCCGCGCACTTCGTCGGCTGTGAACTTGCCTGCTTCCGACAGGTCGTTCGTATAGCCGCACGCGCCAGCGCGGTGGTAAAGACTGTGTCGCTCGTTCCAGATGGCAAACAGCGCCGGCTTCCCAGGGAAGAGGATGTCGCGCAGGGCCGCAGCGCGCTCAAACTTCATCGCCTTGATCGCTTTCGCCATTTCGCCCTCGATCCGCTGGCGGCGCTGGCGCGCGTTGCGCTTCACGCGCGGGTCGCCCGGGCATGCCGCGTAAAGCTCCCGGTGATCTGCCCACTCAACGCCATGCTTACCCGTGACGACCATCCAGCGGCCATTCAGGCTGTAATACGCGGCGCCGTAGACGACGCGCCCGACGCTGGTGATCGCATAGACCTTGGCCCCATCCTCGATGGCAGCCCCGTCGCGCGTAAAGCCATTGTCAGGGCTGTTGAACGAGGCTCGCCCAAGGCGCTCGACGTAGTGGCACGAGCTGCGTTGACTATGCTTGGCGAACTCCAGCGCAGTGGCGCCGTTCAAGCCGATCTTCGGATCCGATGGCTCGAACACATAGCCGGTGAAGACATTCAGCAGGTAGTCCCGGATGCGGCGCCGCGTTCGCTCCATTTCGATTCGTAGCAGGTACGGCATGCGTGCCTCTTTGCCGAAGTCGTAGCGTCCACCGTTTTTGTTTTCCGATGGCGTAACGTCCTGCCACATTTCGAACGTTATACAGCGGCCCGATACCTCGAGCTGGCCCTTGATACCACCCTTGACGCAGGTGCGGTGATTGAGTGCAATTGCCTTGTATTGGTCTGACTTATCCCAAGGCAAGACGCTCCATCCGATGCGGCGCAGGGTCTGCACAATCCGTGCAAACACATCGCGCTTAAACTGGCGCTCCCATGCCTTTTCCGCCGCCCAGCCGCCAGCGGCGCGCGCTGCCGAGATTCCTTCCTCTCGAATGTAAACGCAGGCGTCGCTGAAGCCGATGGCGCCGGCGCGCTCGATGCGGCCCTTGGTCAGCGTCATGGCGCTACGCCCAGGTCGGCCACGTCGATCACGATGGCACGGCAGTACACCATTCCATCTTCCATGACGTCGAAGGTTGCATGCGGGACGTCGGTGCGATAGGTCCAGCTGGTGTCATCCTCGGCGGCCCACAGGGCCTCGACCTTGCGCGCCAGCGGTTCGCGGGCGAAGAAGTCCTTGAGCGTCACGTCATCATCGATATTGTCGCGGCCTGGCAGCAGGCCCTTTGCATCGATCAGCGCCTCGCCCGGCGCGCCGATCTCGTCGTTCTCGATACCGCGCACTTCCATCAGGTCATCACTGGCGCCAAAGATCACGACCAGGCCGGCAGCCTTGGCCTGGGCCTGCTCTTCCTTCGTGAGGTCGAACGGGTATTCGCGGCCGTTCAGCGCCATGGCCAGCAGTTCCTTGCTCAACTTCGGTGGCGCGACCGGCGCCGCCGGCACGCCCATGTTCTGGTACGGGTGCTTTTCCTTGTGCGGCTGGATGTGCGCGATGAAGTGCTTGCCGACCGACTCGGCGGTGGCGAAGGCCGTAAATTCTTCGGCCGGAAATGCCGCGTAGTGGTAGACGTTGCCCGGCAGGCCCTTGGCGAAGAACTGAATGGCCAGGGTCTGGCTGGCGGCGTCGTGGCCGATAGCGTGCAGCTTGCTGGATTTGACCGGTGTGAGCGGGATGCTGTTTGCGTTCATGGATGGCTCCTGGTGGTGAACGGGTTAGACGGAATACTTGGCCTGGACGGCGGCGATGTGGCGGCTCAGCGCAGCGCACATGCGCGGGAAATCGATCTCGTGATAGAGCTTGGCGGCGCGGTCGGTGGCCACCGGCGCAAAGCCTAGCGAGGTCAGGAAGTCGGCCGTCAGCGCGACGCCGAGGCGTTCGCCGATCTGGCCCAGGCGCAAAGCAGGCGTCGTGCTCGTGCCCACGGTGCCGGTCGAGAGCAGGTCGTCGGCCGTGGCGCCGGTCTGCGCGTTGGCGAGGTCGGTCAGGCGGCCTTGTTCGGCCAGCGCGGCAGCTTGGTCGCGGGCGATATCTGCATGGACGTCGATGGCCGTAGTTCCTGCGCCAGTGACGAGCGCCGCCTCGGCTGCGCGGTCGGCTGCGGCCTGGTTGGCGCGCTGGGCGGCGAGGGTGGCGGCCTGCTGCTCCATTTGCGCCTTCGTTTCGGCAGCCACGCGGTTGCGCTCAGCCTGGTCGGCGGCGGCCTGGCGCTCGGCAGCAGCCTTTGCCTCGGCTGCTTGACGCTCAGCGTCCGCGCGGCGCTGGGCGGCCAGTTCGGCAGCGGCTGCGGCTTCTGCCTTGGCCTTTTCCTCGGCGGCGATCTTGGCGCGCAGCGCTTCCTGCTTGGCGGCTTCGGCGCGCTCGTGGTCAGCGATACGGGTGCGAACCACCAACTGGAAGTCGTCCATCGGCTTGCCGATGATCTGCGCCATGTCCATGAACAGGTGGCCGTACCCGGCGGCGTTTTCTTTGCACCAAGCCTGCTTGGCGCGGTAGTCGGCCGCCGTGGTGTTGGTGCTGATTTTGGCGCTGGCCAGCAGCGTGTCGGCGGCATCCTGCATGGTCGCCAAGGTGCGCTTGCCTTTCACGGCGCCGGCGAAGTCGGGCATGCCGGCAGGCAGGCGCAACGGCTTGATCTCGGCTTCCAGCTTTTCGATATGATCGGTATAGGCCAGCTTGGCAGCGGCCAGGATCCCTTCCTTGATCTGCAATTTTTTGCTGTCGATCAGCTTGCCGAGGGCGAGGCGCTTCGCGCGCAGCTGTTCTTTGATCTTGTCGATGGTCTTCATAACCTGGTCGATGGTCGTGGCCTGGCCCATGACGGCGGACTTGGCATGCTCAAGGTCGTCTTCCGCCCGCTGGCAGAACTTCACATCCGCGTCGGCGTTGACGAAATCCTCATCGGTGGCCAACTCCGTCTTGATCGTGGCTATGAATGCCGTAGCGGCAGCCTCGAACTGCGGCAGGTTGGATTGCACTACTTCGCCCCGCGTCTGCACCACCAGTGCCGGCAGGGCCATGATCACCTTAGCAGTGGGTTTCTCGATGACCTCGGTCGGCACATAGGCCGCCACGTCCAGATCGAACTGCTCCCAGCCTGCGACGATGCGCTCGAACCAGGCAGCGTCCGGATAGACCCACGTGTGCACCATGTTTTCGGGCGTGCCATCGGACACAACGAAGATCAACTTCTCAGCGCCAGTGACCATCAGGATCTGCTGGCATTGTGGGGCGTGCTCGTCCGGCAGTTCGCCGGCGGCGACGGCAGCGGCCAGGGCTGCATTCCACTGCTTATGCTCGAAGGCGATCGCTTCGGACATGGTGAGGCCGTCGCACGAAGCGCTCAGATGGCCCAGTGAACAGGTGACCGGATAGAGCTCGTCGTCGATGATCGCCTCGACCAGCGGGCGCGCCAGCGCTTCCACCTCGTGGCCGTAGTCCAGGATGTTCGCCTGTACCCAATCCGAGAATTCCTTGCCGATGCCGGTTGCCTTCATGCGGATCAGTTCTGAGCGCTTCGTCTTCTTGGACAGGCCGAGCATGGCGGCCGCTTCGCTGGCGCCGTCGTGCTCCAACCGGAACTGGTGCCATTCAGGCGAGCCCTGTGCCAGGTCGTGGGTTTGGCGGGTGAGGCTGTTTTCGCGTTGCATAATTCGATTCCTTTGATGTGCGCCGGGCGCGGATTAGTTGGCTGGTGCTGCCCACGAGTTGATGGTTTTTTGCTGCGCTTCGGTCAGCGTCGCCTTGGTGCTGAGGAAGCGAATCATTGCGGCCGGAGTTTTCTTTCCGTCCTCGATCAGCTTCTTCCATTCCGGCGCTTTTTCGTTGAAGCGCTCTTCGGTGTACGCGGCAAGCCCGCTGACCTGTGTTCCGGCGCCACCGCCTGCTTGCGTCGTGGTTGTCTGCTGCGCGCTCTCGCCGCCGTGCTGGCCACCTTGACCGTCGTCATCAACCTGCTCGTGGCTGGCAAGGCCACAGGCGGCGAGAAGCGTGTAACGCTGCAAATAGGTGATCGTCGATGCCACCTGTTGAATGGCGTTTTTCTTGCCGGAGTTGTCCGGCGGCGCTTCCATGCGCGTCACCTCGGCATGACCCATCGAATGGGTGATCACGCACGTCACCGCGATCAGACCACTCGGCGGCTGCTCGGTGTCCCAGCGGTGCGAGAAGCCATGCGTGCCCAGGCCTTCTGCCACCGCTGCGCAGACGCTGCCCAGGGTCGCGTGCTTGTAGCCGGTAAAGGAGCCGTCGCGGTTCTCGTAGCCGACCAGCTTGTCCTTCACGATCTTGGGCGGGTTGCGCTTGAACTCGGCCATGTTGGCGACGTAGGCCTTGCGGGCATCGTTCGCCTCCAGCCGCTCCTGCAACTCGATGAAAGCCCGCAGTTCATCCATGCTTGCCCCGCGCGCGGCGGCGTGGGCCACCAGTTCGAATGCCGTGGTGGCCACCTGGCGCGGTGCTGCCGCCAGTTGCTGCGGGGCCGGCGCCGCGAGTTCGCCGGCGGCAGGCCGTTCCATGTCAATGACCTCGTTCATGCTTCCCATATCACTCTCCGTTTTGACTTCGCTGTTTCCGCACGTGGCGGGTAAATTGGTGGTGCTGCGGCGCGGGTTACTTATCGACCTTGCCGGTCCAGATTTCCTGCTCGCGCTTCGCTGCGCGGGCGTCGGCTTCCTGCATGTAGCCGTAAGTGGCCGCGACCAGGGTGAGCAGGGCGCCAATGGTCAGGATTTCACGCAGCTTCATTGGTGCCTCCATTGCGTGCGGCGTATTCGGCCATCACGCGGTCGCGCTTCAACTGGATGGCTGCCTGAACCGCTTCGCGGCGCTGCCAACTCGGAACGCCCAGGCCTTCGAGCGCGATTTCCAGCACGCGCAACTCGTGGCTGGTCATCATGGAATTGCCGGTGTACAGGGTGACGATGCGGCGCAGTGCCCGTTCGGTCGGCGAGGGCTGCGGCTTTACCAACTGGGCCAGCAGGCCGTCTTCGCGGGCGCTCACGTGCGCACCATGGCTGTTACACCCAGCGCGCCAGCGTCGTACAGCGCGTCAAAAATTGCGCCCAGGGTGCCGATGGCAGTGCGGCGCTCGGTGCTGCCGTCCGCGTGCTTAATGGTGAGCTGGTAGATCATGGCAACACCAACGATTTCAGGCCGCCGAACCAAAGCGCGCCGGCGACGGCGCTGCCAATCACGAAGCCGCCGATCGATCCGACCATGATGGCGCGAAGAAAACGATATTTCACGATGCGGCTCCTTCACGTTCGGTCAATTGCAGGCGGATCAAGTTGCGGCTGTCGGTCAATTCTTCGCTTGCGCAACCGCCGGAAAGAACCATTTCGACGGCATCGAGGTTGCCGCTGTTGAAAACGTCCTCGTAGCCGGCATCCTGGTAGATGCGATGCAGGGCGCCCGAGACGGCGGCGCGCGCGGCGCGGCCGGCGGTGATGTGGCGGATGATCACGCGTCACCCCGCTTGCTGGGCCACAGAACCGCAATAATCCCGGGCGCGAATACGGCATACACATAGACCATTACAGCCGCAGCACTGACCGTCATGCTTTGAAAGCTGGCTACCCAATCGAACAGCGAGACGAAAATCATCGTCGGCACTGGCGGCCAAAGCATTTGCGCTATCGCGAGCTTGCTCATCTACTTCCCCTGTGGTTGATTTCGTTGTTGGGGACCGCGTTCGCCGGTCGCTGCGTGTGGTGCTGGGCTACCTTCACCGCTACGTACTTCTGCCCATTCGGACACTTAAGTCTCAGCGCAGCCTGATTTACGGATACGGGTACTAGCCGCTCAGATCCAGTCATGCAACACCACAAGTGATCCGGCTGCGTGGCCCGCGTATTCGGGCGACACCGGCTGGTCGGTGCGGATAGCCAGCCAATCTGCAGATTGGCCGTCCGCCCTTATTGCAACCGGATCACTTGTGGTTCCCGCGCTTGCCCGGCGCGGGACGGGTGCTGCTGGCGGCCTGCACGCCGCCGCCGGGTCACGCGGCCTGCACCTGCGCTGGGCGGTAGCTGCCGACCTTGTTGTCGCCCAGGTCGATGTCGAGGTACGCGCCCTTGGCGCCCGGACGCTCCTTGATGAACTTGCCGCTCATGACCTTGCTGCGGGCGCGGACGGTGACTTTTTGACCTGCTTTGAAAGTGGTCGGGGTAGCTGCTGCCATGTGATGCCTTTCTTCGGTTTGTGGTGGCCGGATACGCCGGCCGGCGGCACGGGGCGAGTGCGACGCGGGCATTTCAGATCCCACTGGGCCGGTTTCTTCGCCAGGCCAGGACTAGCCGGGTGGTAGCAGCGCCCGGCGACCGCATTCGGATCACGGTGGCTCGAAGTTGCGTTCCCACTCGTGGCGCTCGATGCGCGCTTCGTCGATCGACACCAGGCGCAGGTCGTGCGCGCTGGGCAGGTGGCCGTCGCACCAGTCGTTGAACTGCAGCAGCTGGTCGCGGGAGAAGAGGGCGGTCAGCGCCACCGTATCGCCGGTCAGCGTCACGTCCGTGACGTCGTAGCCGGAGCCATCGAGCAGGCCATGCAGGTCCAGCAGCAGGCCGTCGTGCTCGTGGCCGACGACCAGCACGCGAGTGCCGGGCGTTACGGTTGGCTGCTGGTCGCGCAGCACCACCGGAGCGGCGGCGGACTGGAGCAGGGCAAGGTTGATCGGGGCATTCATTGGGCGGCCTGAATTGCGTCGAAGGAGGTGGCCAGCACGTTGGCGTCGTAGGTGTTGACCTCGCCGAACTGCTCCATGGCGCGGCCAATCAGCAGGCCGTCAGCGCGGCTCAGCGCCGCAGCCTTGCGACCAATGCGACTCATGACGGGCAGCGGCAGGTCGGCGCCGCGCGCAGCGCAGAACTGGGCCACGGTGACCATGCCGGTGGCGGCCGGCACCAGCTTCGGCACCAGGGCCAGCTTGCGTGCCGGTACCAGGTTGCGGATGGCGTCGCCGGCCAGCTCGGTGAAGTTGAAGGTGCTGCCGACCTGCGCACCCACGATCAGGGCGATCATTTGGTCACCTGCTTGGCGGCATATTCGGCTTCACCGCGGCGGGCGGCTTCGGCAAGGGCTTGCAGTTCGGCTGGTGACATTTCGTTCTCCATCGCTGTTGGTGTGTCGATGAAGTGAACTATAGCGCAGCTATATTTATAGCGCAATAGCGTTGCTACAGATTCGGGGAAATATTTTTGCAGAGTGCGGAGAAGTGACGGTAAGTCGTGTAGGCCACGATTCCGCTGATCGTGCGTGTGCCGCTATCCCACGAGCATGGTTACGATCAAGCATCTGGCTCGCTTAGTAAATTATTTAAATAGCAAAAAAAATGGAACTAAGTTAATATTTCCATGCATTTCTTTCAAACCAAAACGGGGATCAAAAATGAAGAAAATTCTTTCGGTAGCATCGGTTTCGCTCGCTCTCATAGCTGCCATGCCTGCCTATGCAGATGTGATCGATCAAAGCTCTCCTTCGGCCAGTGCCTTCATGGCTTCATTTTCGCAAACTGGCTTAGCACAGTCCTTTCAGCAGAGTGCGGCAAACATTTCCGGCGCTGGTATTTACGTTTCAAGCGACGGAACATCCCAAGTTGATCTTTCAGTGTGGGATGCATTGCCGACGTCGGGCGGCGTTAAGATTGCGGGCGGAAATGCTTCCATTGTTGCTACTTCTGGTGCAAATTGGGTTGATGTCCATTGGGCTGCATCCACTATCGTTGTAGGCCAGACCTACTATCTTGTTGCGGCATTCACCGGTTCCGATGGGATGTTCTACGGTGATGTACTCAACCCCTACTCGAAAGGAAACGTATTCGCGAACAATTACGCTTCCTTTGCGTCGTTTGACTACACCTTCCGGACCTATGCCACGGCCGTGCCAGAACCGGCTACCTACGGCATGCTGTTGGCTGGCTTGGGGCTGGTAGGTGGAATTGCACGTCGCCGTCAAAATCGCGGATAAGTGGCAAACTACGATTGGTTGCTGTCGTAAACGCTTTTTTGTTGAATGCAAATCTTATCGAGCAGCACATTGCCCCCCCTTTTTTTTGCCCCGAACCAAGGCGTCAAGCAATTCTTGAAACCGACTTGCGCAACGCTATAGGCGTAAAAAAAGCCCGCTAGTGCGGGCTTTTTTTGTTTTCTAGGAGTTTCGCAGTGGCTACTGAATAAATCCCGAAACAACTTTGTAGGTAATCTCCGTATTTGTCGCCTTGATGACCTCGATGCGCGCGCCCTTGTAACCCAGGGTCGCAGATTCCGAAAGATCATAGGAGACCTCGTTTGAGAAGGCTGGCCTTGCTACGTCACCAGAGAATTCCCTGTAGCCGAGAGCGATGCGATTCCCGATCTTGCCGTTGTAAAGCAGGGTTTGCTGAAACTGATTCTTTTCTGGCGCGGCCTGCGATTTCTCGATGCTGTATGCGATATCCGAGCATTTACCCTTATCGACGCAGACCTTCTTGCTGTCTTTATAGACATACAGCTCATTGCTGCCGCGCTGAAATTTGATCCGATCTGCATTTTCCGCGCTGAAGTAATAACTTCCGCTCGACACGGGTACGTCGCCAATTTTGCCGGCCTCTGCGATGATCAGCGTAGGCACAAGCCGAGCATAACCATGGCTGATCAACGCGTCGCCCACGTTGCGCGTGGAAACCGAGCCCACTTCTGGAAAAGTCACCGCCTGAACTGGCAGTTGCCGGCGTGTCGCGCAGCCATTTAGAGCTGAGAGGCTCAATACAATGATCGCGATGTGCTTGAATTTCATCCTGAAACCTAATGTCGTGTGAATGTGGCCGCTCAAAGGCGATATATGTAATTTATTCTTGCAAAATTATATGCTCTATTTACATCCGGAAATCTAACGAATTATCACTAAATGTGATCCGTTTCCCGACGCACAACGCGCCCGATGATTCCGCAGTCGCCGCTGCGACAGCCTTTTGGTCGGTGCCGCGCCTGGTCGGGATTATCAGAGAACAGCCACCATTCGCCACGCTCTTTTACAAGCCTCTTGATGACGGATTCACCGTCATAGTTGAATGCGTAAACGTCACCGTCTTTCATTTTTTTATCAGCGGTGTCGATGACGACCACGTCGCCTTCGTAGAGGCTCGGCTCCATGCTTTCCCCAGTGACGGAAAGGGCAAGAAGGGAGTCCGGATGAATGCCCTTGCGGTCCACCCAGTTTTTCCGAAGGCTGATGGTATCGCCGTCATAGATATCTGGGACCGTTTGAAAGCCGGTAACGCCCGCGCGAAGTTGGAGTTTTACTTTTTTGATGTGGTAAAAATCGGGGTCGCTGGGATCATCGACCACTACCCGCATAGCACCAGCCGGCAAAGCCGCAACACCTGGAGCTAATTCCAGATGGCTTGCAGCAGCCTGCGCTTCTTTTGCGAGGCGAGGACTAATATCCTCAAGCGTGCAGCCGAACCCACGCGCATAAGCCATTGCTGCCTCCATACTAATGGGGCGCCGCCCAGTGATGTTCTGATAAATCATGGACTGGCCACCCTTTAAGTCGTGGGTCCGCGCGAACTCCGCACGGTTAACGCCTACAAATCGCTCGTTTAGGCGCGCGGCCTCTTCTTCGGTGGTCAAAATCTTCATATAGCAATGCTATCTAAAAAAGAATGTAGCATGGCTTGTGTTTTAACTGTAGCGGCGCTATAGTTCTGCCATGAACCTCAAAAATTACTCGGCACAGACGGAAGTGAAGAAAGCGAACTTAGCTCGCTCCGTCGGCGTTTCGCCAGCGCTGCTGCACCAGTGGATCGAAGGGATTCGTCCGGTCGCAATCCGTCATTGCCTCGCTATCGAGCGCGCCACCGATGGCCAGGTCACCCGCAAAGACCTGCGCCCTGACGACTGGCAGAACATCTGGCCGGAACTCGCGCCGTCGTGCGCCAGCGTCGCGCCCGCAACCGTGACCTCGCTCAATCACACCGGAGAAGCTGCATGAACCTTGCAGATTACTTCGCGCTCTCACGCGGCAATCAGTTGCGCTTTGCCGAGGCAGTCGGCGTGCACCAGCCCACGGTTCACCAGTGGGCGACGCATCAGCGACCAATTCCCTTCGAGCATGGCGCCGCGATCGAGCGTGCGACCGGCGGGGCTGTAACGCGCCAAGAACTGTTCCCGGAAAAATGGGCGTCGATCTGGCCGGAACTGGTGTTGCAAGCCCAAATTGGCGAACCGCTCACCCTGGTCCTGGCCGAGCTGCGCAAGCAAAACACGCTGCTCGAAGTGCTGGCGAAGCAGGGCGACATCACCGTCGCCGCGCGCAGCACTTCCTGTGCCGATCTCTGCTCCGTCGTTCGCCCCGCCACCGGCGCTGCCGCATCCGGCCTGCCTGGCTGACGGCGCTCACCACACCGAATTTGTAACGTCGCCGGCCCTAGACCTGCCGGTTTAAATCCTGAAGTCCGCATCACTATAGGAGCAACACATGAGCACCACCCAACGCAAGCCGGATCCCCGCTTGAACGTCGTCAAGGTCTACCTCGGCGACGAGGAGCAGGCCACTTTGCAGAGCCACTGCGCTGCAGCAGACATCAGCATCAGCGGCTTCCTCCGCCAGGCTGGCATGCGCATCGCGACGGCACACCAGCAGGTTACCCGCTTCCCGAGCCGCCAAGAAGGGGCTGGTGCAGGCCTGCGCCGGGCCTTCTCGTTTCCGGGTCAGGCCCAGGGCGTGCGCCGCGTGTCGCGCGGTGCGCTGCGCCCGATGCGTTCCTGAACAGATCTCCGCCGGGTAAAGCCGGTACCTTCAACCAGATAGGAAAACTGATGTCCAAACAAATCGCTCCAGACGTCGAAATGCGTCTCGTCGCAATCTGCGACCTGATCGTAGATCCCGATTACCAGCGAAGCCTCAAGGCGTCGCGCGTCAAGCGCAACGCGAAGCGGTTCGAGCCTGGAGCGATGAAGGCCATCAATGTCTCCTTGCGCTCGGACGGAAAGATGATGATCACTGATGGGCAGCACACCGTCGATATGGCCCGTCAACTGGGTTACACGCATGTGCCCGCGCTGGTGGTTAAAGGCTCTCAGGAGGATGAAGCGCGCTGGTTCGGCATCATCAACGGGAGCGGCACGGAAGGCGTCAATACCCGGCAGAAGCATATCGCAGCATTGGTCGCGGGCGACAGCAACGCGATAGCGATCCAGAAGATGCTCGATGCGTACGGCATCGTGATCAGCACTGGTGGCTTACGCAAAGGTTGCACCAACGCCATTGGCGCGATCAGCCAATACTCCGCATCCAATCCGCTCGCGCTAAAGGCCGCCATGGATGCCATCGCAAATATTTGGCACGACGATGATTGCGCATGGTCGGGCATCGTCCTGCGCGGAATGTTTGAGCTAGCGACTGGTGCGTTCGACCTGCCGGCGATTACCGCAAAGCTCCGCCGCCGCAAAACCACCGCGCGCGAAGTTATGAATATTTCCGCAGCACTTCAAACAGCAGCTGGTGCCAAGGGCGGCGGCGCAGCGCACGCCAAGGCGGCCATTCTCAAAGCTAGCGGCATTAAGTCCCATTGACCCTTTTCAGTTCTTCAACCCAACCGGACCCGACCGTGAACAATCTGATCATCGCCAATGTTCCAATCCGCGCCGACGACCTCGGCCGCTACTCGTTGAACGATCTGCATAAAGCAGCCGGCGGCGAAGAGCGCCACCAGCCAGCATTCTTCTGCCGTCGCCCCGAAACCCAGGAGCTGGTAGCTGAGATTTCTAATTCTGCGCCAGCGCAGAGTTGCGAGCCGGTGGCTTCGACGGCTGGTCGCTACGGCGGCACTTTCGCCGCTAAAGAAATTGTGTACGCCTATGCCATGTGGGTTGCGCCGAAGTTCCACCTGCAAGTCATCCGCACGTTCGACGCGGCGGTCACCGGCGCGCTGCCGGCGCCAGTGGCGAAGCCGACCCGCGCTGCGCCGGCCAAGTCGCCCGTGATGGTTGCCGCCAGCATGGCGCCGACGGTTGTGCGCGCGCTGCGCTCGTTCGGTATCGACAAGAACGCAGCCGCCATTGGTGCCAACCAGATCATCACCGCGCAGACCGGCGTCAACCTGCTTGCGCTGGCCGGCCAGCAGCACCTGCCGACGCCAGATCAAGAAATCTGCTTTACGCCCACCGAGCTGGGTAAGCGTTTCTGCCAGAGCGCCGTGAGCTTCAATCGCCGCATCACCGAAGCCGGGCTGCAAGAGCGCGTCGGCAAGCACTGGGTGCCCACTGCGAAAGGCCGGCCGCACGCGGTTGTGCTCGACACCGGCAAGGCCCATGGCAGCGGCGCCCCGATTCAGCAGGTGAAGTGGAAAGATTCCGTGCTGGCGGAGGTGGCATTGTGAATAGCCCATCGAACAATCAGCCGCGCCCAGCAGCGGTAGAGCAGGGCGCACTGCCAGCGCTGCCCGACTGGTGCTACCGCGACGACCTGGGCGGCCTGGTGCCGAGCGAGATCCGCACGGCGCTGAACGAGCACGCGCGCGCCGCCTGGAACATGGGCGTGGACGCCGGCCTGCTGAACGCGCCGGCCGTCACCGACACCGGCTTGTGCGAGCTGCGCGACCACCTGGCCACCGCCAAGGTCATGGATCGCTCGATCACGCTGTCGCCGGCCGCCGCTGGCGCGCTGCACCTGGCGATGACCACGCCGCCGGCACCACCTGAGCCCGGCGCCGCGCCGCAGGTGGCCGGCTACATCGAGCCGCAGGAAATTCCGTGCATCGGCCAATGCCGCACCACGCTGTGGGCCACGAAGCAAAGCCCGGCCGCGCTGGCCGTGTACTTGCCGGCGCCGGCCGTGCCAGGAGCCGAACTGTGAGCCACCACGACGAAGACAAAGGCCGGGTCAAGCTGGCCGTGCTGGTGCGCGAAATGCGCGAGAACCTGGCCGCCCACATCGAGATAGCGCAGCTCAGCGCGAAGATCAGCCGCGCCAAGTATCTGGTGCTTGTGGCCGAAGGGTTCACCGAGCAGCAGGCGCTGGAACTGTGCAAGCCATGAGCTATTCGACCTCGGCCGGAGCACCGCCATGACACCAGGCCCCGTGCCGCCCAGCGTGCGCGAGCTGTTGGATTACCTGATCACCGAACACCGTTTGAAAAATTACGCCGCGTTGGCCCGGGAAATGGGCGAGACAAGCGCCACGATCAGCCGCCTGTTGCGGGCTGGCCAGCGCCTCACGGCAAAACAGATTTTGCACATTCATGAGTACTTCGGCATGAACGTGCAGGAAATCCGCGAGAGGTCAGGGCAGTACGACTGATCGCGGAAATAGAAAAGTCGGCGTGCAGGCCGGCTTCGTACAACAAAACTACTTTGGAGTAGCGATGATATCACACAAGCAAGCGGGGTCCGAATCGTGACGACCTCCAACTATACCGAGAGCAAGACCCTGGCCGCCGTCAAGGACTGGCGCACCACCGACAAGGCCAAGATCGGCGCCGCGCCGGCCGAGAAGGGCACCGCTGTCAAAAAGCACCGCCATAACGAGCAGAAGCTGCGCGACTGCGCCGACCAGCTCATGAAGGTGGAGGCGGCCAGCCGTGAGAAAACTTCCTGAACCAAGCAGCGGCGCCCGCAAGCTGCTGACGGGCCTGCTCGACGGCCCCGGCACCTTCTACCAAATCTGCGAGCGCCTCGACATCGACATCGAGTCGAACCGCGCCGAGTTCATCCAGCGCGAACTGTTGAACCGCCTCGTCGAAGGCGGCCACGCGTACCTGGTCGGCTTGGTGTACGACATCACCACGCCAGCACGCAATGTCCTGGCGCCAGCGCCGCCATACGTCGGGCAGGTCGCCGGCCCAACGTATCGCGGCACGCCGCATCCGATGCCAGTCTGCAGGCATTACCGCCGTTACCCAGCATCGGATTCGCTAGCCATGACACCGCATTTCGGACGCAGTCACCACACCAACTTCACGCACGAGCGTGAGATTGAGCTGGTGGCGGCATGAATTCAGTCGTCCCCATCTTCCAATTTGTCAAATTCCGCTTCGGCAGGAAGGACCTCTTCCAAAGGGTCCGTGCCATTGGGCCTCTTAACGATAAAGGCTTCGTTCGCCTCGGGGCTGACGGCAATGGGCGCCTCAAGGATCCAATTACCTCCTTCCAAGATGATCGCCCAGACTGCGGCATCGCCACCCTCGATGTGTTCTACGAGGCCGGCGGCGGGGAACTCGGTGGGGCTAGTGCTAAAAAATGGAGCGCCACGCTCCAACACCTTCGCTTCGCCGATTTTAGCGAGGAACTTCTGCTCGGTACCGACATCGACATCGGCTTCTCGTGTTGCGTAGATCCCAAGAACTTTCATGTTCGCTCCTATTTGATTGCAAGAAAGGCAAATATATCATGATCTACGACCTGTCTCGTGCTGAGCGCGAGCACTGCGCCATCGCCAACGAAAAGCCCGCGCCGGTGCTCAAGGCCCAGCGTTGCGGCTGCGGCAAGGCCGCGCCGGCCAAGCAACTCGCGCAGCACGGCAAGTGCGTCGCCTGCCTGTTCGCCGCGCGCGTCGCAACGCTGCAAGACGACGACCTCGACGTGCTGCACCACATGCTCGGCGCCACGTCGCACCATCCACAGTCCCGCTGGGGATTCCGCAACCAGTACCTGGCCAACCGCCGCGACCTGGCCGCGCTCGACCGCCTGGTCGCCGGCGGCTTCGTGCGCGCCGGCGCCGCGCTGCTGGACCTGCGCTACTTCCACGCTTCCCAAGACGGGTGCAAGCTGGCCGGCTTGAACGCTTCAGCCATGAACCGTGCGATGGGAGCGAAGCCATGACGGCGCTCAAGGCCTACACCGTCCACGACGGCGACGACGGCGCCACCGTCATTTTCGCCACGCACAGCGCCACCGCGCGTCGCCAGGGCGCCAACCAGCTCGACCGTGATTGGACCGAAGTCGATTCATGCCGCCGCGCGCCGCAGTTTGACGGCTACGCACCCGGCCCGGTGCCGGCCGCCATGCTGATCGACCACGGTTGGCGCTACGAGTGCACGCGCAGCAGCTGCTCGTCCTGGGTTTACATCGATGAAGAAGGTCGCTGTTTCAGCGCCGCTGGCGATCCGTATTGCTGCGAGGCCTGCATGGCGAAGGACTTCGCACGCCAGCGTGGCAATGCCGCCGCCCGGGTGTCGCTGCAGGAGTTAGTGGAGCTCAGCCTGCCGGGAGCCGTGGTCACCGACGCCTATGTCTACGGCTCACGCCTGGAGGCGGGTCAGCCTGGCGGCGGGTACCGCGCCTTCGCGGACTTCACGTTCCCCGGCGGCCGCTGGCCCGCGCGCTTCGTGTTCGGTGATGGTTACCGAGTGCACGGTGATGACCATCCGGCATTCTTCGCCGCTTTTCCGGAGTTGCGTCCATGATCACCGTCGCAAATCTGGCCGGTTTCATTATGGCGCACTCGGTAGCAGAGCTTGGTTCAGGTTGGCAGGTTTTTGGGCTACGACTGAACCCGAACTCTCAGTGCAGTCAATTCTTTGTCAATTGCGAGTTGAGCGATACACAGTTGCGCGTGAGCGTCATCAAGCATATGGAAAAAATTTGCTATTTGGGCGCCATCGATGTTGCGATGGTTATCGAGCGCGCGCTCAATGTGATCGTCCATTTGTCGAGTAATCGAACGCAGTCGAATGACCTCCGATATGACTCTAGCGTTAGGCATTTCAGGAAGAGTGATAGCAGAGTACTCGTCATGAGCATGCTTAACAGCTTTCATATCGAATCGGTAGCGATCCTCAGCCAAGCTGTGAAATTGCTCCCGGTCCCACCCGAAGTTTCGAATAAGTTGATACGTTCTTTTATTACCAACGTCGACGATCCCAGCAATCGCCTCAATCATCTTTACTTCAGATGCTGCTCTTGCGTGCGCATCGAGTCGGCGCGCATCTTCGTACTGGCGTCGGCTTTGCCAACTCGCAATCGCTCCCGAAGCAAGTATGGCGACCACCGCACCAACAGCCTGCGCCCAGCCAGATGCTTCCTGCGACCAAAGAGGGGAGAAGCGAATCATAAGCACCGCAGCCATAAGGCCCAAGAGAACTACCGTTCCGAGGAGAGCGATGACAAGTATTTGGCGAAAGCGGTTCATTTCTCGAAAAGTTGTGAAATGGAAATTTTAGCATGATCCATTATCACGGACTCCCAATCACACCCGCCACAGCGGCAGTGCGCGCCGTCAGCGGCGGCCACGCCTTCGTGTCGTTCCGCCATCCCGAGCAGTTGACGATTGCGCTGGAAGTGGCCCAGTCGTTCGCCGTGGACAACGGCGCCTTCTCCGCCTGGAAGAGTGGCCGGCCGGTCACCGACTGGGAGCCCTTCTACGCTTGGGTCGCGGAACTGCATCGGTATCCGAACTTCGACTTCGCTGTCATCCCCGACGTGATTGATGGCGATGAGGCTGCCAACGATGCGCTGCTGGCCGAGTGGCCTTGGCGGAAGTCGGCGCCGCACGTTGGTGCGCCGGTGTGGCACCTGCATGAATCGCTGGACCGGCTCGACCGTTTGGTGGCCGAGTGGCCGCGTATTTGTCTTGGCAGCTCCGGCGAGTTTGCGCAGATCGGCACGCCGGCCTGGTGGACGCGCATGGCGCTGGCGATGGATGTGATCTGCGACCGCAGTGGTCGGCCCGGCGCGAAGCTTCACGGGTTGCGCATGCTCGACCCCGCTGTGTTCTCGCGCTTCCCGTTCGCCAGCGCCGATAGCACGAACATCGGCCAGAACGTCGGCATCGATTCGGCTTGGCGCGGCACCTACACGCCACCGACGAAGGAGGCGCGTGCGGCCATCATGCGGGAGCGGATCGAGTCGCACCAGTCGCTGACGTTTTGGCAGCGCACGGCGGCGCCTATTCAGGAGATGCTATTTTGAACTCTTTAGCCTACTCTGCGTGCTTGCGCGCTCGCCACCTGTGCTGGCAGCGTGTACAGGTAGATAAGCAAGAACTTGCACAGCTCATGCATTTGGTCTGCAATCTCAACCGTCGCCTCATCCTCTCCATGGACAGCTTCATTCCCGTCCAGTCGCAACTCGTGTGCCCAAGCTTGGAGCTCTGGGGTGATGCGGTTCTCCGCTGCCATACGATCGATTCGTTTTTCGATCTTCCAGGCTTCGATGTCCGGCGAAAAGGCCTTAAGAGCCAATTCCATAGACTTGCGATACATACTGCATGCCGCATCGTAGTGCTGCGCCGCGCGGGATGCAGCCGCTTGCACAAAGGCTCGAGCGACGTGGTCAGGCGTGGCGTCAGGAGTTTCATCGGGGCGCGACGCTGGAAATACTTGCACAGCATTGAACTCTGCATTCGGGCTCATGACGTCGCCCGGATATTGCGACGGCCGCTTTCCGTTGTGCACAATGCTGGTTGGCGATCTAAAAAGTATGTTAATCGGCATATTGCAAGCAGCGCAGGTTGCAGACACGACGCAGTCAAGTGGATTGCCGGGTCGCAGATATTCAGCGTGATGCCTGAAAGACATCTTGGCTGCACTGCAGTGAGGGCACGTGAGAATAATTGCCATATGGACCCTAAAAATTTATCTTTAGGAATCTTAGCATGATGCGGCGCTCCTCCATGAAGCCCGGCGCCGCGCCGATGAAACGCGGAGCGTTCGCGCGCGGCGAGCGCATCGAAGCCCGCGAGGTGACGAAGACCATCACCGAGGCCGCGCGCGAGAAGAAGCACAAGTGCGCGGTGCGCAACTGCCGCGCCGAGTTCGTCCGGCCGCAGCCGTTCGTGACCTGGTGCTCGCCTGAATGCGGCACGGTGATGGCGCTGGCGAAGATCGACAAGCAGCGCGCGGCCACGGCCAAGGCTGAGCGTAAGGACCGCCAGGAGAAGCTGGCCAGGTTCAAGCGCAAAGCCGACCACGTCGCCGACTGCCAGAAGGCCTTCAACGCCTGGGTACGGTTCCGCGACCGCTTCGAGCCGTGCATCGATTGCGGCAAGCACTCCAGTGGCGACGCCCTGACCGGCGGCGCTTATGACGCTGGGCACTACCTGTCGCGCGGCAGCCACCCGCACCTGCGATTCGACGAGCGGAACGTGTTCAAGCAACTCAAGGGCTGCAACCGGCCCGGCGGCACCACGGCGGCATCGTTTCGCGCCGGCGTCGTCGCGCGCATCGGCCTGGCCGCCGTCGAGGCGCTGGAAGCCGACCAGGAATCGAAACACTACACAGTGGACGACCTGATCGCCATGACCGCGCACTACAAAAAACTTTTAAAAGAACTGAAGGCGGCGGCCTGACGGCCGTTGCTCGACCAACCAATACGGAAACACCATGAGCCCGGAACAAGCATACGAAGAAATTTGCCGACTGGCGCGCGAGCACGCGCTGATCCTGTCTGCCGCCGGCGGCGTCACTACAATCGTTCACCCAGCAACCCAGCGCAGCGAGGGTCTGTTCGAGCAGATCCAGCACATGCATGGCCTGGGTGCGCACCCCGACACGCTTGCGCGCGAGCGCGAAGCCGCGTTCAAAGCTCGCCAACTGCCATTGCTGGGGGATGTATGACGCGCCGTCGAACATTGACCGATGACCAGGTCCGCGCGATCCGCGAGGCCCACAAACCAGGCGTGCGCGGCGCCGGCTACGAATCGCTGGCGCGCCAGTTTGGCGTTGCCGTATCCACCGTGCGCGATGCGCTGACCGGGCGCAGCGCCTATGTTGCTGGAGTTGCGGAGGCGCGGCCGTGAACTATTTCGAGCACCATATTGGCGACTATGACAAGAACACCTCGCACCTGACAGCGTGCGAGGATGGCAT